GGCTACTCCCAGGGCGCGATGGTGGCCAACTACATCGGGGTCAACTACCTGCTCGACCCCAACGGTCCCCTGCATGATCGTTACCTCAACGGCGATCTGGTGGCGATCTGGAACGTCGGGGACCCCAACCGCTGCCCGGGGATCGCCAACGGCAACCTGGAGGTGGGGCTGTCGCTGCCGCCCACCGTGGATGGGGCGATGACCGGGGGCATCTGTGGTCCCGGGGTGCCTTCCCAGGGCATTCTGCCGTGCCTGACTCCCACCCAGACTCAGGATCTGCACGTCAACTCCATCGTGTTGCCCGGCGATCTCTATGCCGATGCCCCGGTGGGCAACCTCTACGGGGTGGCGGCCTAACCCTGTAACCTGCGCGGCTCCATCGCTCAATAGGCAGAAAGTCTTTCCGGCTGGATTAAGGGAGCTGACGTGACGTTTGGTGTGTTTGAGGCCGCAGTAAGCAGTGAGGCCGAGGCGGGTCTGGCCCGCACCGCCGCCCAGGACAAGATGGCCGCTGCCGTCTATGACGTGCGCGAGAAGCTGGGCCCGTTCTTGTTCGCGGCCACCAGTGTCGAAGACTTCCGCGACCGGGTGGCGATGACCAAGAACGACCAGAGCCTGTTCCGGGTGATCGAGGGGGCCGGGCTGCACCCGGCCACTGGCACGGTGCGCCGCATTGCGGGCAAGAACTCGATTCTGGAGAACGAGTTCAAGGCCAAGCTGGCTTCTCCCGGGTTGGCCCCCGCCCCCACCGTCAATCCGGCCATCGGCCCTTATGAGGACCCGGGCAGTCGGTTCACTACCGAGCACCTGGACAACAACTACGGCCCGGAGACCGATCTGGGCCGGGCACTGCCCAATCAGGCACTGACTGGTCGCCGCCACCGGGCCGAGATCACCGAGGACGGCGGGGGTTTTGATGGCGAAGTGGACACCGATGCCACCTTCAAGCCCTCTGAAGGGGAGTTGAAGCCCGAGGGTGATTTCGAGAAGTACAAGAACAAGGTCGATCAGGACGCCCCGTCCAAGGTTCAGCGCAACTTCGCCTCCAAGATGGCCTGGAACATGTACCTGTCCTGGTGCGAGTGCAACGGCAAATCCCCGGCCCGGCTCTCCTCCCTGGACGCCTACGGTGCCAATCTGTCCGACGCGCAGTATCTGCGGCTGGCCAACACGATCACGGCCTGGGCCAACGAGCACAAGCCCACGGTGCCCGACACCAAGCTGAAGAAGAAGGACAAGGTGGCCGGGCAGCATGATCCGGCTGTTGGCCGCCCCAACGTCAGTGACTATTACGGCAAGCCCGACTGGGTACCGATGAGACCCACTCGTCACGACCAGGGCGGGGTGCGCAAGTACCCGGCCGAATACCCTGAGCCCGAGCTGGGTGAGATGGACAAGCTGCGTGACAACGCCAAGATCTCAGTGTTGCGCCGCTACGTGTCCTACTGCGACGCCAAGGGCATCAGCAAGGTCTCCAAGCGCAATGTGGACCGCTATGCCGACTGGCAGGGTCTTTCTCCGGTGCTGCGCCGTCACCTCTACGCCCAGATGGCCACCACGATCCGGTGGGCCAAGAAGACCGCCTGCTGGCCGGGCTGCCACGAGAACGAGGCGCACGCCAAGAAGTTCCACAACAAGGAGTCTCGCCGTCGCACCGCCGGTCCCGACTACCTGCAGAAGGCTGACGACGCGCTGACTCAGCTGCTCAACCAGAAGGCCGAGGAGTTCCAGGAGACCATCGCGCCGCTGCAACAGGCCCTGCAGACCGTGCAGCAGGCCGAACAGCTACAGGCCCAGCAGAACCCGCTCAATGTCTTACCGCCCGCAGGCACCGTCAACGTGCTGCCCGGCGGCGGCGGTGGCGGCGGTGGGCTGCCCGGCGCAGGACCGGGCGGGGGTCCCTCCACCGCCCAGCAGGTTGGCATGCCTGACCCCAACTCCCCCGACATGTCCGGGCTGGCTCAGATGTTGGCCCAGGGAGCCGGAGCGGGTACCGGGGTCAACGATGCCCCCACCGGGGGTGGCCAGGACGCTCCACCGCCCGCAGCGGCCGGTGCCGGGGCACTGCCCGACGACCTGACCCAAAAAGCCGCCCGGCGCAAGCGCCGCCGGGTCACCCGGCCGCGTCAGGCCGCCGGGGTCGGCGAGCAGTGGGACCGCTGGCGCAACCAGAAGGCCCAGCAGGGTGACGTGTTGCGCGGCGGGGACGTGGACTACGACCAGTTCGCCAACGAGCGGGGCGTCGGGCAGCGGGCGTTGCAAAAGCTCAAGCAGCGTAACGAGACCCCCGATTTCGCTCCGATCAACCAGCCCGAGCATCAACTCTCGCCGCGTAACCGTGCCGCTGTGGGTAACCGGCGGCGGGCTTACTACGACGATGACGACTACGAGCCGGGTGGCACCAGCGACGACTTCCACGACTACAACTCCGGCCACGCACACGAGCAGCAAGACCGCTCCCAGCAGAACGGCTGGAAGCTGACCCATGCCGATGACGAGGGTCACGCCAGCTGGTCACACCCCTCGGGTCACTCGGTGACCGGGCGCGACGGCCCCAACGGCGGCTCCTGGCAGCTGCACGGTCCCAAGGGACCGATGGGTCATCCCCAGCGTGATCCGGTGGACGCTCAGCGCCTGATGCCCAAGCAGGCCCGGAGGACGACCCGGGGAAAAGCACGAGGGGCCGCTAGGCCCCGCCGGGCCGAACAGCTGACCGGTCCCTTCGCCGGATACCAGGACTTTGAGGATTGCGAGTCCAAAAACTCCGACAAGGGTCGTCCCGACGCCTACTGCGGCGAGATTCACCACCAGGTGGAGAAGGGCCGCAAGCGCAAGGGCGAGCCGCTGCACGACTTCCAGGACAAGCAGTCGATGCGCAAGGGTGCCCCGTTCGCCGGGTACGACGACTTCTCCGACTGTGAATCCCAGAATAGTGATAAGGATGATAGCGGCGCTTATTGCGGAGAGATAAAGCATAAGACTGAGGACAAGAAGAAAAGCTCGCGGCGCAAGCGCGGTGGCCCCAATGACATTCCTGCTCCAGCTCCTGCCCCCGGGCTGGCCGGGCAGTACATGCCGTTGCCGCAGACCGGGGAAGCTAACGCCACCAACGCCGGTCCTGATAAGCCCGCTCCGCAGGAGAGCAACCTGCCCCGCACCGGTCGGCGCAAGCAAGCTGACCGACGCCTTTCGTGGTCAGGGTGGGGTCCCGCTCAGTTCCCCAAGACCCGCAAGGTGGCGGGCTGGGACTGGGATGATCATCTACAGGCCTACATCGCCAATGCACCGCGCAAATTCGCCTGCAGCTGCGGTGAGGAGCACGACACCCCCTCGGGCTATCAGCGCTGCAAGTGCGGCAAGGCCTGGCACTCCTATGTGATCGGCACCGGGGGTTCCAACCGCGAGGCGGCCGCCGACAAGTTCTTGGTCAGGGAAATCCAAGTTCGACCCGATGTGATCGTGGCCAGCCGCAAGCAGGCCGGAGAGTGGGAAACTAGCCCCCACGAATCTGAAGGCAGCTTTCTTGGACACACCCCCGATCACAAGATCCCCCAGTATCTGGAGCATCTACGGGGTAAGGTCCGGGGCCAAAACATCAGCATGGGTGAGCTATCAGACCTGCAGGGGCTGGCTGAGCACGGCTACGTCCACCCCGACGACATGGAGCTGCACGAGGCGGCCGGGACCCCGGAAGAGGACTTTCATAGAGGATCGAACCGCGACTGGGACAACGACGCCTTCGACCCTCGGGAGTTCGGGGCCAGCATCACTTTGCTTGATCCACGTACCGGTAACTACCACCGGCTGATCGATCCCGGCGAGCTGGACGACGGCGAGGACCCCGGTCACCCCACGTTCCGTAAGCCACCCAAGGACTGGGCACGCAGAGGGGATGGTGCGAAGTGGACCAAGAGTCCCATCGGCAGCTGAGTACCGTGGCCCAGGGGTTGTGCGAGGTCTGTAAAGAACTCAAGGAGCTGGCCTACACCGATCCGGTGGGCCGGGAGTACTGCCTGGACTGCTTTTCCACGCTGCCGATCCCCACCGCCAGTCGCATAGTCGAGTACCTGATGCTGACCATCCCGTTCGCCATCGGGGATCGTGTCGAGTGCCGCACCGCCGGGGTGCTCTACGACGGCATCGGGGTCATCGAGGACATCTCGATTGAGCTGGAGCACTACGGGACGCCGACGTTCCCCTCCTTCAAGGTGCACCTCACCGAGAAGGCCTACCCGGAGTGCCCGGACTACGTGTGGTATATGGAGTCGCAGCTCAAGAAGGTTGAGGAGTAATGGCTTCTCCCCTCGTGCCCGCCAGCGGCAACTGGAGCAATGAAGCGGCCCGGTTGCGTTCAGCGGGTTACACCATGCCGCGTAGCCCCGTGCAGGCCCGGCTAGAGGCCAAGAAGGTGGCCGATACGGTGGCCTCGGGCTCGCTGACCGACATCGCCAACCGCAAGGCCACCGCCGATATGCGCCGCGCCCGGATGGCCGCCAACCGGGGTGCCAGCATGGGCATGACCCGCACCGCTTCCGACATGATGATGGCGCTGCCCAAGATGCGCTTGCCCGGGGCCTCCCTAGTGGACAAGGGCATCCCGATCAACGTCTCCGACCCCAAGGAGCTGATCGAGATCCGGCGCTGGGCGCGGCTGTTTTACTCCACCCACGACCTGATCCCGCTGCTGATCGACATCTACGCGCGGTTCCCGGTGGTAGGATTAGAGTTTCAATGTAAAGATCCATCCATCGAGAAGTTCTATACCTCTATGTTTCTCGATGAACTCAACTATGAAGAATTTCTCCCAGAATGTATTGGTCGAGAATACTTTGTGGCCGGAGAAGTCACGACACTCGCTCATTTCGATGAGTCGCTGGGGATGTGGACGGCCGAAGAGATCCTCAACCCCGATCACGTCGCGGTGTCCAAGAGTCTGTTCGTTCAGCAGGAGCGAGTGCAGCTGCTGGTCAAGGAGATGGTCGAGGGCCTGCGCAACGGCCCGATGGGTCGTCTGGATGCCGACGAGCGTCCTTCTGAGCGACTGGAGCGCAACTGGGAGTACAAGCAGCTGGCCCGCAACTACCCCGAGATCTTAGAGGCTGCCGCCCGCGACGACGGGCTGGACATCGATGAGGCGGTCTGGAGCCGCTTGGTCAACAAGGCCAACCCGTGGGACAACCGGGGCACCCCGTTTTTGCTGCGCTCCTTCCGCACGCTGCTGATGGAGGAGAGTCTCAACGCCGCCCAGGACGCGGTGGCCGATCGGCTTTACTCCCCGATGGTGCTGGCCACCATGGGCATCGAGAACATGGGTGACGGCGAGCCCTGGATTCCCTCCCAGGCCGAGCTGGACAACCTGCGCGACGACATGCAGACCGCGCTGTCGGCCGACTTCAAGCTGTTGGTGCACAACCTGGGTGTGGAGGTGCAATCGGTCTTCGGCCGCGAGAGTGTCCCCAACTTCGATAGTGATTATGACCGTATTGATGCCAAACTTATGCAGGCATGGGGTATTGGTCAAGCACTTATTATGGGTGGTACTGGGGCTGGTGGAACATACGCATCTTCTGCATTGAACCGTGAAGTGTGTGAATTGTTGATGAAAGGCTTTCAGAAGAAGGTCATTCGTCATATGCGCAAGCGCATGGAGGTCATCGCCGAGGCCCAGGAGCACTTCGACTACGAGCTGAAGGGTGGCCTGCGGGTGCCGCTCTACCGCGAGATTGTCGAGGATATCCTCGATGACGACGGCAACCCGACCGGTGAGCAGCGCATCGTGCGTGCGCCCAAGCTGTTGATCCCCGAGGTCAAGTTTGACTCGCTTAACCTGCGCGACGAGGCCACCGAGCGTGCGTTCATCGGCCAGCTCAAGGCCTACGGGGTGCCGGTCAGTGACAAGTCGCTGGCGGTTAACATCGAGGTGGACTTTGAGCAGGAGCTGGAGCGCGAGGCCGAGGAGACGGTCAAGAAGGGCCTGGCCAAGGCCCAGGCTTTTGCCAAGATGCAAAAGCTCTGCGACGCCCAGCAGCTACCTTACCCGCCTGAGCTGGTGGCTCATCTGCAGGCCACCCTGCAGCTGCGTCAGGGTCTGGCCCAGACCGACGAGCTAGAAGACCAGGCCAAACAGATGGACATCCAGACCAAGCAGATGATGCCCGCCGGGCAGCTGGGCGTGATGCCCGGGTATGCCGCTCCCCCGCCCGAAGAGGGCGTAGAAGGCCAGGACCCCGGCATGGGGGCGATGCCCCCACAGGGGGCGCTGCCACCGGGCTCGGACATGCAATCGGCCCCGCCGATGATGGGCTCCCCGGGCGGCTATCCGATGGCCGCCGATCCCTCGATGATGGAGGGGCAATCTTCAGCTGAGACTCCCGTAAATCGTAGCCGTCCGGTAGAGTCCGACGAGCAACGTGCCAATGCCCCCCGTGCCGCTTCGGCGACCCAGCGGTGGGCAGAGCGGGTGAACGGCTCCCGGATCAAGAAACGGTCCAGGTCCAAGTTTGAGATCGGTCCCTCTAGCCGGGGTCATTCTCGCCACGTCACCCCCGAGCAGGTTGAAGCGGCGGTACGACGGCGGGAGATGTATGCCAAGGGGGCCATCAGTGTTTCACAACTGGTTGATTCGCCTGATTTTTACCGTATGATCAATATGACTGGCCATCGTCACGAGATTCAGGCGGATTGGCCGGAAATCCGAGCAGGTGGGGCCAAGGAAAGTGCTGACCTGCTCAAGGACATGGTTGAGCAGTACGTGTACCTTACGGGCGATTCAGTAGTGTGGGATTAGAGATACCATGGGACTGATAAGTGATGTCAGGTCGGTAAGTATGGCATTGGCGGCAATCCCGTTCCGGATCATCGGCGACTACCTCAATCGGCCGCCGACCATCCCTCCGGCAGTGATCTCGTCATCGGGACAACTGGAAAGCGGAGATGTCGATCCCCTCGGCAGTGACGAGAGCGAGCTTGCCGGTCAATGGCCCGAGGAAGAGTGGAAGTCCATTCAGCGCTGTGAGAGCATCCGGTGGCGGAATTTCCTTCCCGAGGAACCAGACAAGAGGCTTGCTGAGGAGAAAGTTGTCCGAATTCAATGGGGTCTTCGGCTGCCGAATGGCGAGGTGCATTGGGATACCTGGAGCGGTATCTCTTTTTTTACACCGCTGGATCGTCTGAAGATGGTGGCCACACTACAGAAGACTGCATTGGATATGGGGTTAAATGAGGGTGATCAGACAAAGGAGTTTCTAAATAAGTATAGTTGGCAGACACGAGAGCAAACGAGTAGGATCAGTTACTGCAATACTGTGTCCTATGCTCTGACCGATCCAGCGGTCTCTGCTGCTCCTGAGGAAATTCCCAATGATGACGACCCCCAAGGCAATTCACCCCATGACAACTCCTTCTATCCCCATCGAGACCTTCACCCGGGATTTGTGGGAGGCGATGCGTGATGAGATCCACGAGCAGGTCGGGTCCCGGTTCACCCCCGAGATCTTCGATACTCAGTTCCCCACCTGGGAGAACCTCTCTTCTGAGATTCGGCATCAGAAAATCATCATCGCCCGTGATGAACTGCTGAAAGTTCTAGACCGGGCCGGGTATCGAGTAACACGAAAGGGAAAGGGAGATGGGGCGCACGGAAAAGAGTAAGGAGGTGGCGCGGTGAGTGACTTTCGTTGGTTGCTGATCGAGCTGATTCCGGTCTCGCTGTATTATTTGATCGCGCTGATCCGCTTATTGGTCAGCGGTCCTGCTGGGTGGAGGAGAGTGCCGTGATTATTCTCGGAATTATTCTGTTGGTGGCCGGGTATCTGATCCCGTTGCCGATCCTGATTACCATTGGCTGGATTCTGGTGGTCGTCGGGGCAATTCTGTGGATTCTGGGCGCGGTGGGACACGGTGTCGGCCCGGGCTGGGGCCCGCGCGTAGGGGGACGGCGGTACTGGTGGTGACCTCTACCAACACAGCACGAAAGATTACTGATCTGTTTTATTACGCTCAGCCTGTTGAGAGTAATGATCAGGTTGTCTCATTAACGGAGTACCTCAATCGCCATGGGGTGACGGCCTACGCCGAAGGCAACGATCAGGTGATCGTTCCGCTGGACAAGCCGTCTAAGACCATTGAGGTCTATACGCTGGTCCAGACCTGGCGCAAGTTCTGGGAAAGCTCCGACAAGGGTGTATTCAGTCTCCCGATCTACGCCAAGGACTAAGGTGACCTTCTGGCTGGTCGGTCCCGACCATCTGGATACCGGTCATCGGTACGCCGACGCCGATCAGGCGAAGGAAACCGGTGGAATGGTGGCCTTATACCCCCGGGCCGACGATGCCGACAAGCTCGCCGTGCCCGGGGGAGAGCCCCCCGAGGATCTGCACGTCACCCTGGTCTATCTCGGTGAGGACGTGTCCGATCTGGACCCCACCGACCTCTACCATGCGCTGGATCGAGCTTTAGACACCACGACCGTGATCACCGCCCGTATCCTGGGTCATGCGCTGTTCAACCCCGATGGGGGTGTGGACGGGGAGCAGGAGCCGTGCGCGGTCTATCTGATCTCGGATGCCGAGCAGCTCGATGAGCTGCACACCGCCGTGCTGGCGGCGGCCCAGGACACCGTGCCCCAGCTGCATGCGCAACATAAACCCTGGATTCCCCACATTACCGCCGGGTATGATCTTTCTCCCGGCACACTCAGCTATACCGGTCCTATCCTGTTCGACCGGGTGGGTCTGGATTTTGCCGGGCAGACTCATTTCTTCCCGCTCATGGGTGCCACCAACACCTACTGACCTGTAACCCCCGCGCCAGCTTCCCCCAAAAGGTAGGGACATCCCTATCGCCAGAGGAGGCTGCCGTGCACACAGAGGGAACTCGCGTTCACACCCCTCACGGCATCGGAACCATCACCGAGGTGGACAAGGTACGCGGGTTCACCCAGTACCGCATCGCCGGGGCGGGCTTCAACGTCTGGCTGGATGCCACCAAGGTGCACGCCGCCGGGCTGGAGACCACCGTGGACCCCGGGCGGCCCTACGAGGTCAACCGGGACAACTCCACCACGCTGCCCTACGACCCCTCGCCGCAGTACCACACCGACCTCTTTCGCCAGGAGCAGACCATCCTGCCCGGTGACTACGAGATCGACCCCGAGGACCGGCTGCGCTCGTCGGACTCGCTGACGCTGAACAAAAAGAGCCCCAACCGCCCCTACCCCGGCCCGAACCCGGACTTGTTCGCCAAGACCTCGGCCTACCACTACAGCGAGTTTGAGGACACCGATCCCGAGCGCCCAGAATGGGGTAGCGACGAGTGGCACCGCGACCTGCCCGACGTGGAGCGCACTTTCGACGCCGCCTGCCGCCCGGCCGGGCTCTCGGATCGCTACGCGCACATCATCGAGGCCGCCGACCACTCTGAGGTCGGCCAGTTCCGTGCCGACCCGCTGGGGTATCTGCAGCGCACCGCGCACGTGCACATCGCCGGGGAAGAGGGCTATCTAGAGCAGAAGTTTGCCGACTACACTCACTTGCTCGACGCCGATCCGGCGATGCGCACCGCCGCCTGGAAGGACGTGGCGGCCAAGGCCAAGGCTCTGCGCGCCGAGGGCCGGGTGCACCCCGAGGACATCGGCCCCAACCGGATCATGGCCAAGGTCGAGGGCGACAACGGCACTTATCAGACGCTGGTGCTGCGTGGTCCCGGTTATGCCGGGATTGGCAAGGGGGCTAACTCGGCCACCTTCTCCTGCACCTGCCAGTGGGGCAAATGGGCGTTCAAGCGCCAGTTCACCTTCGTCGGGCGGATGTGCAGCCACGCCCTGGCCACGCTTTGGGAGCTGCAGAGCCACTCTGCCAAGGGCAACTCCGGAACCTTCAAGGCTGCCGGGGTGGTGGAGGACTTTAAGAAGTGGGCCGAGGAGAACAATGACGGCCACTTGGACGACACTTCGATTGAAGACTTCATCAATACCTCCGAGGACGACGTGTCGCGCGAGGATGCGGCCAAGCTCTACGAGTACCTCGATGAGCACCTGCAGGAGGCTCCTGAGCGCGACTACGACATCCCCTACACCCTCGATAATGACGAGGCCTACAAGACCGCCGCCGACGCCGAGGTGGCGGTGCTGCGCACCCGCCCGGAGAGCCTGACTCCCGATCTGCGCATCGTGCCGCAGAACCGTGAACACGACTGGACCGATGTCACCGAGGACGACCGCACGACCACCGGCCCCGGCCAGATCATGACCGGCTCGCAGGACGGGCACTTAGAGATCGACTGGGAGGGCGAGCATCACCCCGACGTGCCGCAGTGCCCGTCAGACGGTCATGAGGACGTGGGAGAGATCCTGCACTTCGCCAATTTCACGGCCCGGCTACACACCGCTGATGACGGTGGGTTTGAGCACAGCGACACCGATGTGGGCGGCAATCCCCATCTGCCGGGCTGGCTCAAGGGTATCGGCCATGGTCTCGCCGAGGCTTTCGATCCCAATCCTGCCCACAGCTATGGCACCGATCCCCGCAGTGGGCTGGAGAAGCCCTCTGCTCCCGCAGACACCTCGACCGGACTGGATCTCTCGGGCGTGGAGACACTTAGCGGTGAGCATCCGGGCACCTCGGGCGTGGATACCTCCTCGGCCAGTGGGATCGGCAAGAATACCGGTGGAGATCTGAGCATCACCGATTACCTGCACCCCCAGGGCGCTCCGGCCGCTTCTGCGGGGACTGCCGCTCCCGCTGTGCCCGCCCCGGCTGGTCAGGGAGCACCCCCGGCTCCCGGTGCTCCTCCGGCTCCTGCCACCCCGGGTTCACCGGGCGCTCCCGGGACTGCGCCTGCAGGGGGCTCCAGCGCCGGGCACTTCAACGATGCCGGGGATTATGTGGTCGGTCAGGGGGACACGCTCTCGGGCATCATGCAGTCCCACGGCGGGGGTGACTGGCACTCGTTGGTGAATCAGAACAAGGGGGACATCGGCACCCAGGGCACCAACATCGAGACCAATCCCGATCTGATCCACCCCGGTGACGTGTTGCACGGGGTGCCCGGTGCGCCCAAACCACCGGCTGCTCCGGGGACCGACACCTCGGGCAATGCCGCCTCGGGAGCCGGGGACGAGACGTTGTTCGGCCAGGACAACAAGCCCGGCAATGCCGGTGCGCCCCCGGCAGCCCCCGCTGCTCCACCACTGCCCGCAGGGGTCGGATCGACCGGCGGAGGCGCTAACCCACTGGCCAACCAGGCCTTGCCCAACGACGCCAAGGCGGGGCAGTCCCCCATTGACAACACCAATCACAGTAAGTCGGGTCGTCGCCGTTACAGCGAGGACATGCGTCCCGACACCGGGGAGGCCGCCGGGAAACTTGATCAGCTCCGGGAGAAGTCGCAAGACGACTTCCACCCTCAGCACATGGATTCCTACAATGACGAGATCCGCGACCTGGTGGATGATCTCCAAGACGCCGGGGTGGATGCCAGCCCGATTGTGGCCCGGCTGCACCAGGCCGACAACCCCGCCGATGGCAATCCCGACTTCGCCGGGATCTCCTCGCCGGGCTGGGCCGACGAGCCGTTCTCGGGTTCGGGGCCCGATCACCGCCGCTATTTCTCGGACTCGGCATCCTATGTCGCCGACCATGAGCGTCCGCACATCGAGGACGACTGGTATGACGATGATGGCGAGGACATCGTGAAATTCAACGACTCACGCAGCCGTCCCCAGCAGGGGCCCCGACACTCCTCGGCCACCGTTAAGCGCCACGGCGGCCCGCGTCGCTCCCCGCGCATCGATCCCGGAACACGCCAGCAGCGCCAGATGCTGCGCCATGCCGAGGGCATTGCCCCCGCCGAGGAGGATGCCACCTCGCTGCCCATCCCCGATACCGCCGATCCGCTGGCCGACTCCACCGACATCGTGGCCAATTTCCAGCGCTCTGCGGCGGCTGCCGACCTGATGAGCAATGCCCCCTCCGGGGGTGGCGGCGGTGGCCGGTTCTCCGATGACGACATTGCCAACCATGCCCGCGAGGCGATGTTGCGCACTGCCGGGCGCAAGTTCACCCTGGCCGAGCAACGGGAGCTGGAGGAGGAAGAACACCATCTCGGGGCCAGGAACATGCCCACCGACGCTGATCTGGCCGGGACGCACTACCTCATGGGCCGCTGATGGATGTCGAAGATCTGGCCCTGAATCCGGCGGAGTTGGTCCAGGAGCGCGAGCGCCGTGAGATCCATGCCGCACATGCCCGATGGGCCGAGTCCGATCAGGCCAAACAGCTGCTCATGCCGTATCGGCATGGTAGGTATGCGGCTATTGAGCCGGGCTTTGAATTCAAGCCAGGTTTTATTTACACCCAGGTTCGGGCCATCTCGGCCCGCATCAACCAGAATTACGATGCGTGGCCCAGTGAGGAACTCAAGAAGTCTTTTCGGACTTTTATCGGCAAGCCTATTTTTGTCAATCATCAGAATTTCGATCATCGCAAGGCTCGCGGCAAAGTGGTGGCTGCGCGCTATGTGGATGCTGGTGATGACCGCTATGTCGATACCGTCATGGAAGTGGACGCCCAGCGCTTCCCCAAGCTGGCTCACGAGTTAAAGACCGGGGGCCTGGACTCGGTGTCCATGGGTGTGGAGGCCGGGTTCACCAAGTGCTCGATCTGTGACAACAAGGCCGTCGATGTCCCGGACTTCTGTGCGCACGTCAAGTACCACAAAGGCTCCACGCTGCCGCACGCCAAGACCGGCAAGCCCACCCTGGTCTATGAGAACTGCTACAAGCTCGCGTTCTTTGAGCTGAGCTATGTCTTCGACCCGGCCGATGAGACAGCGGTGGTGTCGCGGGTGATCGCGGCCAGTAACAAGAAAGCTCAGGCCGAGGAGGAGCCCATGCCCGACGAGATCGTGGAAGGTCAGATGCCAACCGGACAGATGCCCACCGCGCGCCGTCGCCGCGCCGAGACCTATCACGGCGAGGGCGACGTGGAGAAGAAGTCGGGACCGTTCCTCGGTGAAGATGGGTCTTTCCCGGTCGGTACCCAGAAGGACAAGAACGACGCCAAGGACGTATGCAACTTCCCCTCGGTGCGCTCCAAGAACCCCGAGGAGTGTGCCAAGGCCGACAAGCTCTCTCGGGTGGAGGCGCGGATCAACCGACTGGCTTACGGCGAAGTGGAAGCGCCGGAGGACGTAGACACTCTCAGAGATGAGTCTGAGGATGACAATGATGATTTCAAGCATTATGTGGAGTCTCCCAAGGAACTCCAGCAACCCAACTTAGACCGCACCCAGCAATTGGACCGCACTCAGGAGTCCGAAGGCCTTGATACCCCTCGGCGGGTGGAGCAGGTCGAGGACGTGGGTGGTCATTTGATGGGCCAAGAACCAAGAAATAGTGACCGCCGCGATATTGAGGAGATCAAACTCATGGCTCATACACTGGTCGATCCCCGCACCGGGAAGCGCTATGTCGCGGCCGACGAGGACGAGCAAGGCCCCCCGCCCGACTTCGGTGGCGAGGACGAGGCTGGTGACGACGACGACTCCTACATGGAAGGCGACGACAGCAGCGACGACGACAGTGGCGGTGATGACCTGTCGGGCAAGTCGGATGCCGAGCTGCTGGCCGAGGCCGAGGAGGACCTGGGTCGTGCCGAGGCCGAGATGGGCTCCGAGGACGACGGTGGCGACGAGGGCGACTGGGGCAGTGATGACTCCGGTGATGACGCCGCTGACGACTTCTCCGGTGACGACGACCTCGATGACGCCGGGGGCACCCCCGATGAAGACGTGCCGCCGTTCGGCCGGGACGAGGACGAGGATTCCGGCCCCCCGCGTGAGGGCCGCCGCCGCAACCGTAAAGCCAAGAAAGGACGCCAGCCCATGGGCCTGCAAGCACGTAACCGGGTGGCCACCGCTGGCCGCCGCCGCCACTACGCCGATGACCAGGGCTACACCGATGGCGGTCCTTATGGGGAGAACGACCAGGGCGAGCAGGAGGACGTGTTCATCTCCCAGACGCCGGGCACCGAGCCGGTGGCCGCACCCACCCCGGGTGACGACACGATCTCCAATACCGAGAACAATCTGGTGGAAGCCCGGTTGCGTCGCCGCATCCAACAGCGCAATGCCGAGTTGAAGCGCGACATCATCGCCTATGAGCAGATCACCGGCCGCCGGGTGGCCAACCGCCGCTACGCCGAGGATGACAACCTGCCTAACCTGCCCGATCAGTCCACTGGTGGCACTGAGACCCCCGACCAGGTGGACCCTACCGTGGATGACCCGGCCGGAGAGGACCTCACCGGTGACAACTTCACCTCGGTGGCTCTCGATGGTGGCTCGGGTGCCGAGACCCAGCCCAAGGACGCCAGCGTGCGTGCCTTCAAAGCCTTCGACAACTGGCTGGCCCGCACCACCGGGCGCACTGCTGCCCAGCATGGCAACCCCAACTTCATTCGGCGCAGTGCCGCGCACTACTGCCAGGCCGCCGGGGTCCCGGTGGAGTCGCTGTTCCCCAAGCTGGGATCTGTGTTGCGGCAAGCCAGAAAGAATGAGAGGAGTGGCTCCATGAGACGACGTGCGGATGAGAAGCTGGATGTTGCGGCTCCGCAGGATCGTATTGATGTGGAGGCTCCGGTCAGTGATGTCACTGATCAAGAGGCACAGGCCAGTCAGTACAGCCTCAGTGACTTTGGCGATAACGCCGGAGACAATGTGGCTGATCCTGAGCTGAGCCCGGACTCGCAGATCTGGGCACCGGGGGAAGGTGACTCGGCAGCCGGATCGAACCGGGAGTCCAACCGCAAGGCCAGCGGCATTGCTGCGGTGCGTTACGCAGAAGCCTTCATCAAGGCCGGTCTTGCGCCTGACACCCCCGAGGAAAAGTGGAAGATCGCCGGGCTCGCGCAGAACATGCGTCACGCCCAGATCGTGGACCGGACGAACCTGCTGGATGCTGTCAATCAGGTCAACCGCGCTCGCACCGCTCGCCGCACCGCCGCCACCAACGGCTCGCGTATCCCGCAAGGGCTGACGCAACGTCAGCTGACGGCCGGTAGCCGCAGCGCTGCCGCCAACGACCCGTCTAGTGACTTCGCCCTCTTCATGAAGGGCTAATCGGTCTATTTCTTAATTGAAAGGCTAAGGAGACCATGTTCTACGCACCGATTTCCAACCCTGCGCTGAAGAGAAGCATTCGGCCGATTTTCGCGCAGCACCAAGCGACCACCTGGCCGGGCTTTTTGGACCCGAACTGGAATCGCAGTTTCGACATCTATCCGGGCACCGTGATGTGCCGCCTGGAAAAGGAGATCTACACTCCTTACACCGGGGCGGGCAATCAGCGTCCGTTTGGCCTCTCGGCCTTCTTCGTCTCCCCGCAACTGGGGGTGGACGAGGTGACGGCCACCGGCACCAACCTGTTCACGGTATGGGTCGGCGGCGAGCAAGCGGTCTTTGAGATCCTGGCTCCCGGTTTCGACCAGACCGCGAACTGGACGGCGGCCAATGTCACCGATGGTGGCTACCAGCTGCTGACCGCCACCAACCAGGGTCTGCTGACTCCCACGGGTGTCACCGAGGCCAATGCCATCGCCGAGCTGATCGACGTGGAGTCCACCGACAAGATCCTGATCCGGATGAACCGCTTCGCCTTCGGCGGTGCGACGACTCCGACCCTGCCCACCCCGTAAGAAAGCTAAGGAGACAACCACCATGACTGCCGCTATTCCGCAGGCTCTCGGTTCGGGGTTGCAGCGCACTGCACGCCATTCCGAGGACTACGTGGCCGATATCCAGTCCATGATGGACAAGATGGGCGGCCGCAAGCTCTCACACCGCCAAAAGCAGGCCAAACTGCAGCACATCCTCGCCGACCGTCAGCATGGCATCATGCGCCTCGGTCAGTCGATGATCGGCCCGATCCAGCTGCAGCTCCGCTACCAAGGCATCCTGCGCAATGTTTTGCTGGAAGACACCCTGACTCCAGGCGTGCCGATTCAGTACGACGTGCTGGACGACCTCGGTCAGGCCTACATGCTGCACGGCGATGAGGGTGAAATCAAAATCACCCCGTTTGAAGGAAAGCGCGTTGAGGTGCGTCTTTTCCGCATCGCGTCGTTCCCGAAGATCAAGAAGGAAGACCTCTACTACCTGCGGTCCAACATCGTGGAGTACACCCAGGACTACACGAAACAGGCCATCATGCGCCAAGAGGACTCCCGCCTGATCACTTTGCTGGAGGTTGCGGCAGCAAACTACCAGCTGGTGGACACCTCGGCCGTGCCCGGCACCGGCTCGTTGCCCAACGAGATCACCATCGCCGGGTCCACGCTGATGCCGAGTGATCTCTACACCGCCGTGACCTTCACCGACCAGCGCATGCTGGATTCCTCGCGGCTGCTGTGCAATCCGCAGGAATACCGGGACTTTTACCGCTGGGACATCAACACCACCGGCTGGGCGTTCAAGGATTCGGTGGTCGCGGGCGAGAAGATTGTCCAGTTTGGTGAATTCCAGATTGGTAAGTCAATCATCATCCCGCGCGGCACGGTGTACCTCACGCCTGAGCCAGAATTCCTCGGCGTATTCCCGGTGATGTACTCGCTGGATGTCGAGGAGAACAACCAGGTGGAACAATTCCACAAGGGATGGGTCATGGATGAGTTGGTTGGAATGGCGGTGCTTAACCCCCGCGGTATCATAATTTTACGCAAGAGTTAATTTCTGACCTGCGTAAACGCTTAAGCCCCGTACCTCACAAGGGTGCGGGGCTTTTGCATGTCAAGATTAAGTATTGCCCGAATAACCAGTGCGTCCATAGGCCAACCCTTCCGTAATGAAAATGTTCAATCCTCGTGCTATACTGACCGCATGGCACCAGGGCTGAAACATCCACGACGGGACGAGGGGCGAGAGCTATGGCTCCAAGGTCACTCGTTGAAGCATATTGCCGACATTCTCGGCGTCAGTGATCGTAGTGTGCGAGATTGGCGAGATCGAGATAAATGGCCTGAGCGAGATTACGAATTGCCTCAGCGATACTCAGATTCACGTCGTAAAAAAGCCGATGCTGAATTTGAGGCTGTAAAAGATGAGCTTGCCCAGGTATGGAAAGATTCCTTTCAGCCCAAGACTGTGGGGCGTACTAATGGCGTGATCATGCAAGGGTCTGCTCAGCGCGTAGCCGAGCATTTTGGTTGGTCCCCTAGTAAGGCCAACAAGTTCCTGAAGCGTGCAGGGTTGATGCAAGACAGACCCTCTAGTAAGAAGCAGGGCGAGGAGGCTATGCGGCTGTTTAAGTCTGGATGGTCGGTACCCAGAATTACCGAGCATCTGGAGGTCAACCAAGACTCTGTTCGTAACTGGCTGAAGGAGCGCGGTGTGGAGCTGTCTGCGGTCTCTCATACCACCCGGATGAGTCACGAGGAGAAGATGGCGTGGCGGCGCTCTATCAGCGCCGGGAAGGTCGCCTCTGTTGCTGGCTCTGGCCGTTTCAACTACAACGGCCACCGCATGGACTCTACCTATGAGGTTAGGGTTGCGGCCGCGTGTGATCGTCTAAATATCCCGTGGCGGCTCTATGACCGTGCCGCTGACGGCGTGTTGGAGTATGAAGCCGAGGGCGGGGCGATTGTGCGCTACGCGCCCGACTTCTGGGTGATGGATCTGCCTGTTGAGGTCAAAGGAATTTTTGATGTGACTGCACACACCAAGGTAACCAAGTGGCGTGAGCAGAAGGGTAAGCTGGCAATGATTATGAAGCAGGAACTACTTGATTTAGAGGATGCTCGCACACCGAGTGACGCCAACTCGATACTGGTGGCTGCCTGTTATCTAGACCCGCCGACAGACCCCGCGTATTGGGATTAGTATCAACTCCATGACAGTCCAGACACCTGATCCTGACGACGAGTTGCGCATGGTGGAGAATCAGGACGACTTTGATCCTCAGCTTCAGTCTGCGCAGCAAGATTTCTTTGCCGATAAGGATGGTCTTACTCTGAGACAGAGGCAGAATGCTGAGTTTCTTGAGCGCAAGAAGAAAACCATGCCGCCTAACCCCACCCAGGAGAAGGGGCGCAAGCTCTATGAGTGGTGGCGATCTGGCTGTGGGGTGCACGATCCCGCGCTGACCGAGATGACCCAGGACATGCGCCCGTTCGACAGGCTGAACCCCTACGAGCGGGCACGCTGGGTAGTGATGGCCAAGGCCCTGGGCGACCGCTTCCCGCACCACGAGCGGGTCCGGGGATCAAGGTTGACCGTGCCCGAGCAGGAGCAGCGCTACGCCGCCATCCCGGCGGGCACCGGCTGGGCCGAGTACGACAGCGCCCTCAACCCCGCCGAGAAGTGGAACGGCCAGTCCTGGAGCACCCGCAAGGTGCGGGTCTACTGGTGGCAGCTGTGGCGGCCGCTACCGGAGAAAACTGGGTACTCCCTGAGCTACGGGGATCATCTGGCTCCTGTCGCTCGCCGGGGGGACCTGTAACCCCATAGCGGCCGATAGGATAATAGGTGTGGGAGAACTCTCCAGAGACCTTGAAGGTCTTTTTGAGCTGTTGACCTCTCGCCACGAGCCCCCTTGGTGGGTCGGCGTGGTCCTAAAGAAACTCGATCACATCCAGATCAAACAGGAGAGAATCATGGCACTACAAGATGACTTGGCCAACCTGCTGAGCACCCTGCAGACCGACATCAGCAACTTAAGCAGTGGTCAGCTCGCGGATCAGACCACGATCACCAACCTGCAAAACCAGCTCGCCGACGCGCAAAGTCAGCTGTCGGCCGCCCAGGCCACCGCCGCCAGTGACGAGTCGCAGCTGCAGACGGCTCAGGGCGTGGTGACCCAGTTGCAACAGACGGTGACCGACCTGGGTAATCAGATCGCGCAGTTCACCCCGCAGACGCCACCTCCGGGTCCGACGCCCACCCCGGCACCTGCTCCGACACCGGCACCGACCGACCAGCCTCCGGCCCCGGCTCCCACTCCGGCTCCCGACCAGCCGCCGACGCCCGCACCGACCCCGGCTCCCACTCCGACGCCTGCGCCTGCGGCGCTGCCCACCGTGACGGGGGTCAGTGCCCCGGCCGGTGGTGGTAACCCGGCAGGTGGTGACTCGGTGACGATCAGCGGCACCGGATTCACCGGAGCGGCGGCCGTGCAGTTCGGTCCCACTCCAGCCACTTCGTTCACCGTGGATAGCGACACTTCCATTACTGCGACCTCTCCGGCGGGGTCGGGTGTCGTGGACATCACCGTGGTGACTGCCGATGGCACCTCGGCGGCGGTGCCGGAGGACCAGTTCACCTACGCGGCCGCACCGGCCGCCCCCACCGGAGGTGACACCACCACGACCACCACCCCGACTCCGGTAGACCCCAACGCCGCCCCGGTGACGGCCGGATCGCTGCCGCAGGACACTCAGGTGGTCGAGGTTCCTGCTGACGTAACGCCAGTAGTGGTTCCGGCTGGCGCAGTGGCGGTGGCGGCTGGTAGCCTTCCTCCTGACGCAACGGTCACACCAGTTCAGTAAGGGTTTTTCACAACAGCACGCAGCCCAGCATGGGATGAAGAACACAGTTTTTCATCCTGTGTTGGGCTGTGTCGCATTGACAAAGGTTAAGATTCTCATCCAAAATGGGTAGTGTCAGCTAGCCAAGAAGTTGTGCTGGGGAGAGGCAACCCGAACGGAGGAGAACAAGTGGCCATTGACATGACCGCTTCTTCACCGCTGTCTCCGAAGAAGCACAGTTTTCTGGTTACCTTGATCGATGCCGAGACCCTGGAAGAGGGGGTCACCGTCGTGCAGGCGGTCTCGGCTGATGACGGCCTGCAGGAGTTCCTCCAGGGCATCGCCACCTATAGCGGTGGTCTGCTGGTGGGTCGCTCGCTGCAATCCGATGAGCGTTTTCTGATGTATCACCCGGTGATCGTGGACATTGATGCCGACGCGGCCGCCCACATTCCGCTGGTTGACCCCGTTTAATTAACTGTAGATCCCGTCAATTAAAAGCGCCATGCCCTATAATGGGTGTGCAGCCGATGATTGGGGGAACTCTACTGCCATGCCCTACCGCCGCCGCCAGCCCGAGATGGTGACCTGGCATTCACAGCTGATCTTTTTGCTGATCGCGCTGTTCTGGGGACTGAGCTACCTGATGCCCCCGCACGGGCGCATCCCGTTTTCTGAGGTGTTCCCCGATACCATCGAGCGCGGTGTGGCCAAGGGGATGTGGATCTGGGGACTGCTATTGTTTACCCCGGCGCTGGTGGGGTTCATCGGAGACATGTTCCTGCGGTTCACCAGCTGGATATGGTCCTGGCACATGGCGCTCTGGGCGCACTTTCTGCTGACCGCCACTTACGCCAGCTTGACCGCGTGCGCGTTGTGGGAGGGCATGGAGCAGGTCACCCGCTTCCCCTGGCCGTGGACGGTATCGGCAACCATCAGCGCCTTGTCGCGTCCGCTGCTGTGGGGCGGCATCACCTACGTGCACTGGACGTATGCCCGGCTGCCAGCCCCGGCCAAACCTGCTCCGGTCACCGAAAAGGAGCGAGAGTGGCCCACACCCTCTTCAACACATTGATCGTCTTCGGGCCGTTCAGTGCGATCCTGATTCTGCTGGGATTCATGCGCGCTGCGCGCATCCAGCGCGCCACTCCTCAGCCGTTGCCGACCGTGTGCCCGACCTGCAAGCGCCCGTTGAGCGCCCGGCTGGCTCAGCAGCTGATCGCGCGCTGACCTGTAGCTCATGGCTTCCTGCCCATCAATAGGTAGGAGGTCGGAAGGATGAGACTGCAGCTCGGTGTCCAACCCGCGCGCCCGGACGACGCCACCACCAAAGAGTACGTCGATGCCCTGCACACGATGGTCAACCGCGAGGTGCCCACCGGGGTGATCGATGGGACCAATGCGGTGTTCACTTTGGCGCACACCCCCGAGCCGGGGACCGAGATGGTATTTATGAACGGGCTGGTGCAGCAGGCCGGGGCAGGTGATGACTACACGATCTCCGGGCCGACGATCACCTTCCCGGTGGCTCCGCCACTTAACACCACGCTGTCGGTGACCTACTGGTATAACGCCTGATGGCCCAGCTTCAGCTGGGGGGTACCCCGACCCGTCTGCAGGATGCCGCCGACAAGGCCTATGTCGATGTCATCTCGGGCAATCTCAGTCAGCTCACTCAGGATCTCTACACCGGGCTACAGGGCACCGGCAGCGCCAGCAGCTCCAACGTCCAGATCCTGCTCAACAATTTCTTCGGGTCCTCGGGGTCGTGGCTGTCGATGGTGGCCAACCTGTTCGGGGCGGGTGGCAATTCGGCCACCGGCAAGGTGTTACCCAGCAGCGTGGGCAATGTGCTCGGCGGGGCGCATCTGGCGGCCGATCTGACCAACCTGATGGCTCCGTTCACCAGCATCGGGGCGCTAACCTCGATGACCGCCTGGCAACAGTGGCAAAGCGGGCTGATGAACCTGCTGGGGGCCACCACCACCACCGTGGCCACTGGGGCGGCCACCCAGGTCCCCTCCACCAAGATCACCAACGTCTTGGGCGGGGGCAGCCTGGGTGCTGACGTGACCGCGTTGCTGTCCTCGGTCTTTGGTGGAGTAGGGGGCACCGGTACGGCCTCCACCAGCGCGCTCAACACCCAGCTGACCAACTTCATCACCAACCTGTTCGGTACTGGTAACTCTCCGACCTCTTCCACTCTGCATATCGGGGTATTGCCCACCGGTATCCCGCAGTCCTACATCCAGGATCTGGAGACCGATCTCTCCAATGCGATCACCACCGGCAATTGGAATCCTCTTCTGCAGGCGTTGTTTGGCACCACCACTTTCACGACTACCACCCCCATTCAGGTCAGCGCGGTGCCTACCGGGGTTCCGGCCGCCAACATCGCCAACATCTTCGGGGGAGCGACGCTCGGGGCTGATTTGACTAACTTGGCCAATGCGCTCTTTGGCAGCACGTCGGTCACTTCGACCAGCAAAGTTAGTAATACCAGCATTACTAACATCTTTGGTGGTGCAACGCTAGGTGCTGATCTCACCAATCTGGCCAATGCTCTTTTCGGTATCACAACAGTCACCAATACCAGTAAGGTGAACGCCTCCAGCGTGGCCAACGTGTTGGGGGGAGCCAACCTGGGAGCCGACCTTACCTCGGTGAACGGGGCCACGGTTACCAACGCCACCAACATCAACAGCACCTGGAGCTGGCTGTTTAACACCACTACCCCCACCAGCTCATCGCTGGTCAGTCCCACCAAGCTTTCCAATATCTTCGGGGGAGCCACTCTTAATGCCGATTTGACCAACTTGGCCAACGCGCTCTTTGGTATCACGTCGGTCACTTCGGCCAGCAAGGTCAAGAACACCAGTGTAGCCAACATCTTTGGTGGCGCGACCCTCGGTGCCGACCTCACCAACCTCGCCAATGCCTTATTCGGCACCACGGCGGTGACCGCCACGATCAAGGCTCTGCCCACTTCTATCGCCAATGTGCTCGGGGGGGCAAACCTCAGTGCCGACCTCACCTCGGTGAACACCACGGCTGTCAACGCGCTGCCGCAGCTCCTGTGGCAGACCGCCACCGGCAGCGGCACCAACCTGGTGATCAGCCCGCAGTTCGATGACTCGACGGTGGCTCGGGAGACGGCAAGCGCTGGGACCGGATCGGCATTCGGCTACACCACCGCGCAAGCACGCAGCGGCACACAGTCCTACCGGATTCAGACCTCTACGCTTACCTCCGGCCAGTCCGATACGTTTTACCTGTCCTCCAACACTCTGGGTGGTGGGGTTGCCAAGACCACGGCTTCAGCGCTGAAGGTTCAGTCAGGCCAGTGGTTCTACGGCGAGATCTATGTCCGGGCGGCAGCGGGCAACACCACCACAGCGGGCTCCATCAACCTGGAGATGACGCTGCATGACTCCACGGGGGTCAACGCGGCGCTCAATCACGCCATCGCCAGTGTGTCGATGTCGGGCTTGTCCAGTTCGGCGTGGACGAAACTCAGTGGCTGGTATCAGATTCCGGCCGGGTATGACCTGGCGTGGACCTTTGTCTGGACGCTCAACCAGAACGTGGCCACCCAGACGTTCTATTTCGATGACGTGCGCCTGGTCGAGGAGACTCTGGCCCAGGCGCTGACCCAGCAGCTGTTCGGTGGCAGCAGCATTTTGACTTCGATTTTGCCTGCGGCGGTGCCCAGTCTCGATACCTCCAAGATCACCACCGGCACCTTCCCCCAGTCAATGATCTCGGGACTGACCAGCGCACTGAATACTCTGTTGCCCACCACCACCTACCAGTCGCTGGTGGACGCCCTGGCCAATGGACTGGGACATTCCGGAACCGGGCATACCTGGACCGACATCGAGACCTATGTGGGCATCATCCCGCCCGCCAACATCACCAATGTCTTGGGTGGGGCCAACCTCGCCGCCGACCTGTCCTCGGTCAACACCACGACCAATACCAACACGACTAATCTGTCTAATACGTGGTCGTGGCTGTTCAACACCACGACTCCGACCTCTAGTTCGCTGGTGCAGACCGCCAAACTCTCCAACATCTTCGGGGGAGCCACTCTCAGCGCCGATCTCACCAACTTGGCGAATGCTTTGTTCGGGGGGACGACTGTCACCAATACCAGTAAGGTTAATAATACTAGTATTGCCAACATCTTTGGTGGTGCAACACTAGGAGCAGATCTTACCAACCTTGCCAATGCGCTCTTTGGTACTACTGCTGTTACTAATACCAGCAAGGTCAACAACACCAGTATTGCCAATATCTTCGGAGGAGCAACGCTGGGGGCTGATCTCACTAATCTCGCTACTGCACTTTTCGGTGGGACCACGGTGACCGCGACCACCAAGGCGCTCCCCACCTCTATTGCCAATGTCTTGGGCGGAGCCAATCTCAGCGCGGATTTGTCTTCGGTCAACTCCACCACAAATACCAACACCACCAACCTGTCGAACACTTGGAGCTGGCTGTTTAACACCACTACGCCCACCAGCTCATCGCTGGTGCAAACGGCCAAGCTGACCAATATCTTCGGCGGTGCGACGCTCAGCGCCGATCTTACCAATCTGGCTAATGCGCTCTTTGGCAGCACGTCAGTCACCAACACCAGTAAAGTAAACAATACCAGTATTGCCAACATCTTCGGTGGGGCCACTCTCGGGGCTGATCTCACCAATCTGGCCAATGCGTTGTTCGGGACGACGGCCGTCACCGCCACCATCAAGGCGCTGCCGACTTCCATTGCCAACGTGTTGGGCGGAGCCAATCTTGGTGCCGACCTCAGCGCAGTGAACACCACGGCGACCACGAACACCGGCAACATCAACAACACGTGGTCGTGGCTGTTCGGCACGACTTCGCCGACCAGTTCAACTCCCGTGCAGAACACCAAGATCGCCAACATCTTCGGGGGGTCCAACCTGGGTGCCGATCTCACCAATCTGGCCACCGCACTTTTCGGGGCGACCACGGTCACCAGCACGACCAAGGCACTGCCGACCAGCATCGCCAATGTGCTCGGGGGAGCCAACCTGAGCGCTGATCTCAGTGCGGTGAACTCCACGACGAATACGAACGCGACCAACGTCAGCAATACCTGGAATTGGTTATTCGGGACCACCAGTCCCACCAGTTCAACTCCGGTCCAGAACACCAAAATCGCCAACGTGTTCGGCAACGCCAACCTCGCTGCCGATCTCTCCGCGCTGGCCACTGCGCTGGGGATGGGTGCCACGGTCACCAATACCAGCAAGGTGGCTCCGGCCAGTGTGGCTCAGGTGCTGGGGCAGGGCAGTCTCAGTGCTGACTTGACCGCATTGGGGAATCTGTTCTTTGGCTCACCCACCGTGGGCACGGCGGTGCAGTCTTCGGCACTCCCTAATATCCCGGCGGGCAGCGGGCCGGGACAGTCCGGGGATCTACTCACCCACTTCAACGACATTGCCGCATTGGGTAACACCACGGCCACCACCGCGCTGGCCGCCGCGCGGGCCGCCTTGCAGATGCAAAGCAACACCCTGAGCTATGTCGCGTCTCAGATCCAGGGCCAACAGACCAGCCAGACGGCTACCAACCTCTATGGGCAGGCCTACAACGTCTACTTCTACAACTATCCCGACACCGTGGCGGGAACCACCGGGCTGGCGGCCTTCGCTCAAGCGCCGTTCATCCTCAATCAAACCGGTGCGGGCAACGCCTATCTGTCGATCCTCAACGGCAACGCGCACTGGGTGAAGGCCACTAACAGTGCCGACAACACCGTGGTGGGGATCTATGTCTGCGCCTATCTGGTCACCCTCAACGGTCCCCCCACCGGGGGCACCTTCACGATTTCCTACAACGGGACCGCCACCTCAGCCATCACCTACAACGCCACGGCGGCGACCGTGCAAAGTGCACTGCAGGCCATCGCGGGGATGCCCGCCAACAATGTCACCGTCACCGGCAATGCGGGCGGTCCCTACACCATCACCTTCATCGTCTGGCCGACCAGCGTCCTTACCGCCGCCTCGTCGCTCACCGGTACCGGAGCAGGTGTCGCGGTCAAGCCGCAGGGTTACACCAACACTGACTCCCAGAAGCTCTCGGCCACCATTGCCACGCTGCCCAGCGGGACCAATTCTCGCAACTACGCCATCGTGCGCTCCGATGCGACCGGTCAGAACTTCACCTATGCAGGTGTCTATCTCAACTCCAGCAGCCAATTGTGCTGGGAGGTCGGCTATGTCGTTGGTGGTGTTGATCAGGGCATCATCCCGGGATGGAGCGGAGTCAATGCCCCGTTGAGCTTCAGCTTTGAGTTACGTGCCGGGGTGGGTGGTAACTCACGCCGATTTCAGGGCGTGTCGGGCTCCCAGATCGTGTTCGACAAGATCGATACCGGCGCGGTCACGCCGCTGGGCGTCAACAACCGCTACTTCGGCTTCCGTTCGCAGACGGCCAGTTCCGGGGCCGCCACTCCGGCTGATGCCAGTTTTGTGGGATGTTCCGACAATGCGCTGCCGATCACCCAAGGTTCGGGCTTCCGGTTGTCGTGCTCCTCGACCACACAGCAGGCAATCAGTGTCGGCACCAACACCTCACCGCCCGGGGCGAACCCGGCCTGGGGATATTTCCCGGTCGGATTCTTCGACACCGCTACGAACATCACCGCCGACATGGTGCAAAGCAGCTGGAGCGGGCTCGACGCGATCACCGTGCTCACCGAGGGGAAATACCTGTTCAGCCTGCGCGCGCAGATGATGGCTACGGCTGCTACCGGGGTGGTATCGATCTACTGTGCCTATCTGCGCAATGGTGTCTTTGAGCAGATCGCCAATGGTCCTTCGGTGACGGTCAACGTGTTCTCCACCACCTGGGCACCCACTGCGCTCGGCGGCACCGCTCCGGTGTACTGCAAGTCGGGCGATCAGATCGTGCCGATCATCTACGTGGACACCCAGCCGGGCACGGCCAACGCCTTGTCGTCGCTGAAGGTGTTTGGTGAGGCCAACCACCGGCTCACCTACTGGTCGCTTGATCGCATGTTCGGCACCTAAGAAAGAGGCAAGAAAGGATATTGGTATGCCTGAGGACAATGGCACCGCAAGTGGTAATGATGAGCTGGCGCAGGCACGTGCCGAGGCGCACTTCTGGCGCAGTCAGTACCTGGAGCAACACGCGCACTACAGCAAGACCATTGCGGCACTGAGTGCCCCCACGATGCTGGAGAGTGCCCTACGCCAGATGATGGCCAATCAATCGGCCCCGGCGGCCGCTCCTGAGGAGAACGGCAGCGCGGTGGACTCCTCCGTGAGCGGCTGACCCATGCGGGGATAGACAATGGCGGCCTGGGGAGGAGTGCCGCCCGAGATCATCTCGGGACAGCTCTACGCGGGGCCTGGGTCGGGGGGACTGCGGGAGGCGGCAGCGGCCTGGGCAGAACTGGCCGGGGAACTGGAGGCGGCAGCGCGCGACTATCAGACGGTATTGACCGGGATTGTTCAGGCCTGGCAAGGGCCTTCGGCTACGGCCATGGCCACGGCGGTGACTCCCTATATCGCTTGGTTGCAGAGCACTGCCGAGCAAGCTCGTCTAACCGGGGTAAGTGCGGCGGCGGCCGCCAGTAGTTACGAGACAGCCCTGGCCGCAGCGGTTCCTCCGCCGACCATCGCTGCCAACCGCTCATTACTCCTCCAACTGATTACTACCAACATTCTTGGTCAGTATACAGGACTAATTGCTGCCCTGGAAGCTCAGTATGCCCAAATGTGGGCTCAAGACACTGCCACGATGAACACTTACGAGGTCTCTTCTTTAAGCGCTATCGCACAGCTACCTGCTCTTCAGCCTGCGCCGCAGGTCGCTAATTTAACAGCTAACCCGGCAGCCGTCATCCCAGCACAGGTTACTCCCATCGACCTGATCAACGCGATCCTGACACTGCTCGGATTGGACGGCAGCTCGCCGCTGTCGCTGCTGACTTATTCACTCATCCAGGGCCTGGGCACATTGCCCGTGGACATCCTGGGGTTGTTCACCAGTTTATTGGGCCCCATCGCGGGAGCCTCGATGATCGCCAACCAGATCGGTATTCAGAACTCGATCATCGCCGCCAAGCCCAGTGCGCCGATGGCGGTCTATCCGCCCACCGAATCCAAAGCTGTCCCCACTGTCAAGGCCAGTGCGGGGACAGCCCCCCGGCTGGGACCGATGCGGGTGCCGCCGAGCTGGGCCCAGCCTCAGTCTCCCCAGGCGGCTACTGCGCTGCCTGCTTCCCAGGGGGGTGAGAAAGAGGAGGTCCCGATTGGGTTGCCGGTGATTCCTGCGGTTCCTGTCACAGGCGGCAAGGGTGGTCAGAAGAAGGGGACCAAGTTTGAGGATATGGATTATGGCCGCCCGATGCCTCCGATATTGAACCGTCATCCCTCCGGTGGATAGGTGATCTGTTGGCCCAGCGCGGCCAATAGATGAGGAGACTACCCCCTGAACGTCTCCCTGAGGAAAGGCTGTCGCGTGACATCCACCGAGCACGACATCGAGCATGACGAGAAGAAGACCTGGACGCTGCCCGAACTCAGGAAGTTTGACGGGCAATTGTTCATCCAGAACAACACGGCCAAGTTCATCACGTTCCGTGACCGCATTGGCGACAAGACCGTGGATTTTGAGCTGGAACCGGCCGGAGAGCCCGACTCGATCACGTTTCTCCCCAAGCTGGCCTTGGACATGCGCGGGCTGCAGAAGCTGTGGATGCGCGGTGCGGTCACCATTTCCACCGATCCGGAGATGGAAGACCAGATCATGCTGGCCAACGCTCAGGCGGTCGGGGTCTCTGAGCAGCGCATGCGCGAGATCATGGGAAAGCAGACCGAAAACGAGGCGCACAAGGATCTGGAGGAGCGCCCCTGCCTGGTTTGTGGTGCCAAAGACCGTACTACCGGGGTGATCACCCGGGGCCGGGTGCTGCAGAACCGCCGGGCGGTCAAGGAGGGGGTACCCCCGCTATGCGAGGCACACCAGGACGCCAAGCACCAGTTCGTCCCGCGTTTGACCCAAGATGCCAAGGGCGAGGAGCACTGGGAATTCGACAAGATGGAATTCACTACCGTTTTGAAAGGGTAATGATCATGACTGCACCAACTCCGTTGTATGGATCTAATCCCTATACCGGTGCTTACCAGAAGTCTCAGTTCGACAGCTGGGCCGGGGGTGGCAACACCCCCTGGTCCAATGGCACGATCTTCGACACACTGGTCAACCCGCCTGCTGGTGCGGTAGCGGCCGCTACGTCACCTGACAAGGTGTTCGCGGCCAACACCAGCCCTCCGGTGGGAGCCGGGGACAACGAGCCCGCCACTCCCAACCCGATGATCGATCCCCTGTATCCGGACGCCACCGGTACAGAGGGTGTGACGACCCCGTAATAGACGATGACCAATCCGTTGACGGCCCACGGCCCCGACTACAACCCCGACACCTGGGCAGGGGGATATCAAACCCGCCAGGTCGGGGTGGCCGTCGATGTGCTACCTGCCTCCACCACCAATGCGGCGAGCCCGCAATACCACGAGGCCCCCTACCCCAGCGTCTACTCCGCGCTGGCTAATCCACCCGCTGGTATGACCACCGCCGTCGAGATGGCGCTGCCTGCAGTCCCTGTTATCACCCCGGAAGAGTAAGTAGGAGACACGTTCATGAGCATGCCGATCATCCCGCCGTTCGCCATCAAGGCCTCCTACCAGAACTCGCAGTTCGGGGGTGGCTCGATCTACACCCCGGGAGTACCCAGTGTGTTCGCTCACCTGGTCACTCCACCCACCTCGGGCACCGACGCGGAGAATGCGGCGATTGCCAACGCCGAGGCCAAGGGCTTCGCTGGCTACAGCGCGGCCAATGAGGTCATCGTGGTCACGGTGGTCGGCGCACCGACCGGCGGCACGTTCACGCTGCTCTTCGGGGATGATGAGACCACTCCGATTGCCTACAACGCTTCGGCGGCCACGGTGGCCTCGGCGGTCAACGCGCTGCCGTCTATCGGAGTGGGCACCGGGGGCACCAACGAGGTGCAGACCGTCACCGTCACCGGGGCTCCCACGGGCGGCACGTTCACGCTGACCTACTCTGGACAGACCACCGGCCCGATTGCCTACAACGCCACCGCTGCGGCGGTGCAGACCGCGTTGACGGGACTGTCGAACGTCGGTACCGGCAATGTGGCGGTGACCGGTGCCAGTGGAGGTCCTTACACGGTGACCTTCCAGGGCACGCTGGCCGACACCGATGTGGCGCAGATGACCGCTACCGCCTCGCTGACCGGCGGCACCACTCCGGGTGTCACGGTGGCTACCCAGACCGCCGGGGTGGCGCGCACCCCCAACGTGGCGGCCAGCGGCTCGGCAGGGGGTCCCTACACCTTGACCTTCAGTGGACAGCTGGCCGACGAGGCCCTGGAGGGCTTCTCCGCCGATGGTTCGGGGCTGACCGGCGGCACCGATCCTGGCGTCACTGTGGCGATCACCACGCTGGGGACCGGTGCGTTCGTCAACGAGCCCAAGGCCAACGTCACCCGTCAGTTCGACCCGCTGGTGAACTTCTACGACAGCGCGTCCAACAACTTCGGCCAGTGGGATGTCACTGCGTAACTCGTCCTCCCCGGGATGCCAGTAACTGAGTGAGGAGGGGACGTTGGGCACCAATTACCCGGGTGGAATCGATGCTTTTAACGTCCCTGGTGATCCCCAGGATGTTCCGCTCTCCGAGGCGGGCACGTCCACCCGTAACCATGTGCAGTCGCATGCCGATCTGGGCGCGGCCGTTACTGCGCTGGAGCAAAACGCCGCTCAACTCTCTCATGATCATTCCGGGTCAATTGGCGTCTCTATCGGGGTAACCCAGCCCAACCCGGGCACGCTGGCAGTCAACGACCTGCAGACGGTCACGATCATCGGCACGCCCAGCTCAGGCACGTTCAATCTGACCGTCAACGATCAGACCACGGTAGCCATCGCCTACAACGCCACCGCTGCTGCCGTGCAGGCCGCCCTGGTCACGATCCTGGGTACCGGCAATGTGTCGGTCTCTGGCCCCAATGGTGGCCCCTGGGCAGTCACTTTCATCGGGGCTCTGGCCGATACTGCGGTCCCCACGATGAGCGCACAGTCCTCGCTGATCGGGGGCAGCGTCAACGTCACCCACACCACGGTGGGTACGGCGGGTACGGCCAGCGTCCAGGTCATCGCGTTCTCCACCACTCCGTCCTCGGGGACCTTCACCCTGTCTTTCGGCGGCCAGACCACCGCTGCGCTGCCGTTTGACGCCTCATCCACCACGGTGGAAAACGCGCTGACCGGACTGTCCTCCATCGGGGCCAACAACGTCAGCGTGACCGGGGATGGCCCGTATACGGTGACCTTCCAGAATGCGCTGGCCACCACCCCCCAGCCGCTGATCACCGCCGTGTCCAGTCTGTCCTCGGGGTTGTTCGCCACCGGCAAGCTTAAGCAGGTCAACACTCACCAGAGTCCCGATACCGACACCTCCACCTCGGCGCTGCACCACACCATCGGCCCTGGCCCCACCCAGGCGGCGGCCGGGAACCACACCCACGACTACAACGGGCCGACGATCACCAACAAGCCCTACGTCATCTGCACCTCCTCCACCCGGCCGGTGCCCACTGAGATCGGGATGAAGATCTGGGAGACCGACACCGCCCGGGAGCGGGTGTGGGCGGCCTTCCCCAACAACGTCTTGCAGACCGGCACCAGCTTCACCGACACGTTCAACCGGGTTTCGGGGATCGCGGCATTCAGCGCACAGGCCACCTCCAGCCTCTCGGGAGGCAACAACGGTTCGGCGGTGATCACCTTCGGAGCCAACGACACCGCACTGCTGGTGGGGCTGACCAACTACAGCAGTTCGGCTCCCTGGCATTCCGGCTGGGCCACCACGGTCACCGTCGCCGGGCATCAGCTCACTCAGCTGGGTGTGATGGACTGCCTGGGCAGTCTCACCGGGTTTCTTACCGTGTTCGGGCTGATCTTGCCGCCGGGGCTGGCGGGGACCGAGCAGACCATCAACGTCAACGTCACCAACGGCTCGGACACCGCTGATCTGGTGATCGTGGCCAACAGCTACACCAATGTCGGGGCGTTCGGTCAGGTGGTCACCAATGCCGGGGCGCTGGGATTCGGTTTCCCGGTCAATCTTCCTTCGTCTCCCGGGGATTTGGTGGTGGGCTTCTTCGCCGGAGGGCAGGGTGCGCTCTCTGCCCCCACCGGGGGTGCTCAGCGGTCCTACCTCTATCCCGGCAACCCGTTCGTGTCACTGCTGGTTCAGGACTCCCAAGGAGCGATTCAGACTCCTGCCAATCCGGCCACCGTGTTGGGGGTGACCTCCACCGCGCTGACCAACGCCAGCATCGGGGTCAACCTGATCCCCGCCTCCTCGGGCCTGGGCACCAATTACAACCAGGCCTATGTGGTCGGCTCCACTCCGGCCTGCGGGTTGATGGGGGTGCCGTCCTCCGGTGCGGCCAGCTGGTTGGTGGGTCAGAATGTCCCCGGGCGCTGCATTGCCCACAGCGTGGCCCCGGGAGCCTCCACCACGGTGGCTGACGACCAGGACTTCACGTTCACCACCGGGTCGGCGATGCCCACGTTGTTCAGCAGCCAAAGCCCCACCGTGGATCTCTATGCGCGGATGAGTGCTGATGGCAACTCCTATGTGCGCCTGGCGCTGACCTATGGCGGTGCCCAGCTGTGGTATAGCCGCACCGGCCCGACCGGTGAGCAGCCCCTGGGCAGCGTGTCCACCGGCACCCAGTCTCCCAACATCGAGTGGGAGTACAAGATCACCGGCAACACCTTCACTCTCTACCGAGGCGGAGTGTCGGTGATGAACATCGTGGACGACCAGAACCTGGCGGCCAGCGGTCCCAGTAACCGGGGCTGGGCCCTGGGCATGTCGGCCATCGCGGGCCCCACTGCCCAGATCCCCCCGGCCACGCTGACCCAGCTGACCGTCAACGATCTGCCGATCTATGGCACCCAGCCGATCTGGCAGCTGACCAACGGCGGGTCGGTGCCCCATGTGCTGGCCGAGACTCACGTGGGCCAGCAGGTCGCGGTCAACAGCGTGGTGGCGGCCTTCTTCGACACGATCCTAGAAGACCTGTGGGGGTATTTTGGGCACGGTTCCATCGGGGTGCAGACCACTGTCCCGCAGACCACCGGGATCACGATCACCGAGGCCGGGAACTACGACCTGCATGCCTCGGTGCCCTGGGACCCCTCCTACTACGGGTTCGACTGGGCCAGGATTGGGTTCACCGTCAACGGCCAGGACATCGGTCGCAACAAGATGCAGTTCATGGTCGGCAACGGCACCGCCCCGGGTTTTGCCCAGACTCTGGAGATCTTCGCCAGCTGGCACTTCGCCGCCGGAGACGTACTGCGGGTGGTGGTCAGTCATAACTCCTCCACCGCCGCGTGGCTGTTCTACAACCCCAGCTCGCCTACCTCGCAGACGGCATGGGTCGATGTGAAATTTACGGGGCCGTAGGGGAGGTGAATCATGCCCGAGGAGCCTAGCGGCGTCAGCATCTGGTCGCCCAAGATCGCCAACGAGGCGTTGGTGCGTAAGTTCATCTCCCGGGGCGGGCGCGGCTATGTGGCCATCGCCATTCAGGATTCCACCACCGGCAGCCAGGCGGTGCCGGTGGACCCTGATCCCGGCACGCTGACACTCAACGTGTGGTTCAACGACGTGTTGACCCCGCCACTGCCCACCAACCCCTACGGCACCAACGTGCTGACAGTGACCGCCGACTCGATCACCCGCATCGACACCGGGATGTACTTCTACGAGCTGGGACCGGCCCAGACCGCCAACCGGGGGCTACTGACGGCGATCTGGACCTACACGGTGGGGGGCACGGCGTTCCAGTTCATCGATCATCTGCAGATCCTCGACCCGATGCCGCTCTATGACTCACTAAGTGATCAGGAGAAGTATGTGGTCGAGCAGGTCAGCTGGATGTTCGGGGACCTTTACGACTCCACCGAGGGCGGTCCGCACCTGATCGAGGAGTTCCAGACGCACTGGAACTACGAGCGCATCGCCCAGATGCAGCAGGTCACCGTGATGCGGATGAACATGATCGGCAACTACGGTAACCCGCCTACCACCTGGGCCATCGGCAGTGCGGGCAACCCCGCCTACACCGTGGCGGGCAAACAGGTCACCATCACCCAGAAACTGCCCGATGGCTCCTCCACCACAGTCAGCTATTCCACCCCGTCGTCTACCACCGGCACCGGCACCGGGGTCCCGGCGCAGTTCGCACCGCTGGTGGTGATGGGTACCTACATCGAGTGCATGCGCCATCTGGCCCGGTCCTACACCGAGATCCCCCAGCGCCAGGGGATGGACGTGACGTTCACCGACCGCCAGCAATACCAGCAACGCTGGATGAGCCAGGTGCAAGACGAATACCCGCGCTGGGAGCAGCAGGTCAAACGGGCCAAGATGAGCCTACTGGGCATGAGCCGGGGCAAGGCCCTGGTGGCGGGGGGCATCTACGGTGGCTCGGCGATGGGCATCTTCCAGTACGGCCAGTACGCCGCCCAGGTGCGGTCCTGGCGGATGTATCCGGCTGCCCCCGCGATCATGTGGGGGGCCACCCATGGCAATTCCTAAGGAAGGGGTAAGTACATGACCTCACCAGCACTGGCACCAGTTCATAACTCGGCCAAGCGGGCTCAGGTAGCGCAATTCATCGAGGGCAGCGGCTCCGGGTTCTACAACCAGGCCAACACGCCGCTGAACACTGTGGCCGAGGTGCACCCCGGAGCCACCGCCGTCACTTTGTCCCGCCTTCCCACTCTCACCGAGAATCCTTGATGACTTCTCGCCAGTCGTCGCGTAGAGATCATCTGATCTACTACGTCGGCGTGGCCGCCCTGGTGGCGGTCGGAGTCCTGGACTGGCCGGTGGCGCTGGTGGTGGCCACTGGGCACATCCTGGCCACCCGGGGCAATTCCAAGGTGACCCGAGAGCTGGGTGAGGCCCTGGAGGCCGGTGGCTGATGGCCGAAATCAAACTGGTCGAGGATTACGCGATCACGACGCTGCGCAACGACGTGCGCGACTCGTTGATGATGGCTGGAGAGCAGTCGATTCTGCTGCAGCTCTACCACGCCGGGGATACCGACGCGGTGCCTTGCAGCGTATGTGGGGATGACCTCTATAAGTCTCCGGAGGTGCGTTGCACGAGCTGCTACGGCACCATGTTTGAGGGCGGGGTGCGAGTGGCCATGCTGGTCTGGTCGCTCTACACCGACCGCCCGGCCAAGGAGCTATTGGCCAAGACCGGTCAGTACCGCCCGGATGCCCGCGAGGTGCAGCTGGAGGCTTTCCCCATCGTCGGTGAGCACGATGTGATCGTGCGCGTGTCCTCCTGGTCCTCGGTGGGGGTGCCCGCTACTGTCTACGGCTTTTATGAGCTACAGGCCGTGCAACAGCGCTCGTTGCGCACCGGCAACCGATTCGGACAGTCCAGCTCTGACATCGTGGCTCAAAAGGCCAGTCTCACCGAGGTGGCCACCGATGCCGGGATCACTGCGTATCCGATCACCGGCCGCACCTTCACCGCTTCCTCGGCGTTGCTCCCGGCTAGTGGCAACCTGCCCGCCCAGAAGGTCATCGAGCCCGACACCCGGGTGGTGTTTTTGCCGATTGAAGCCGCCCAGGGCTCGGCGCGCAGCTATCGGGCCACCATTGGAGACGGCACCCACACCAGTTTCATCGTCACTCACGGGCTCAATAACAAGTGGGTGGTCACCAGCGTGGTCAACACCGCCACCGGGGAGGTAGTGGAGCCCGACGTGACCAACACCGACGCCAACGCGGTCACGGTCACCTTTGATGCGCCTCCGGCCCCGGGGGCCTATACCGTCACGATTCTGGGATAGCTCATGAGCAAAGTTCCGATCCCGCGCCAGCTCGCGCTGAAGATCTCCACCGAGGCCGTCGCCAACGCCCGTAACCAGATGGCCGGATTCGGGTGGTCGGATCGGGCTTTAAGTGCGCTACAACCGATGGCCGATGACGGGCTGGTGGGCATCCGCACCACCCAGAAGTACCTGATGTATCAGGAGCGCGGCACGCGGCCGTTTCTGATGAGCTGGGTGGCCGGGCGTACCGTGCCGCTGGGCTGCAAGATGGGCGACGGCCCGCACTTTCGCCGGGGCGGGCACGTCGGCGAGCCCGGGTATGTGGACATCCCGCATGTCGGCAAGGTCTGGCGTGAGCAGCGTTGGCGACACCCGGGCATCAAGGCGCGCAACTTCATGCGTGAGGGGCTGACTCAGGCCATCTCCGCCAATCAGCCGGTGATCAAGCAGTATGTGGCCAGTTTGTTGCGGGGTCTCGTGGCATGACTGGGGTCATCAAGAGATGTGAGGTGTGTGGGTCCATCATCACTGATGAGGATGAGGATTTCCAGGTAGGGAAGGATGATCCCGATCTCTGTGAGCTGTGTCAGGAGGTGGCCTCGTGAGCACTCCGCCGCCACCCCCGCCAGGGGTCAACTTCCTCACCGCCGACCCGGCGGGGACCACCTATGGCCCCAACATGTTCTACTCCCAGGTCGATCAGCCTGCTCCGCCCACTCCTCAGCTCAATGAGCCGCTGCCCAAGGCCTGGAGCCAGGGCGGAGTTATCGAGAGTGTCAAGCGTGCGGTGGTGGCCAGCGTGCGCACCGGGCTGCGTGGCACCTCGCTAGGGGCCAGCTTGGGAGAACAAGAGCAGTTTGAGGTGGATATCGAGTATCCCGTCGATACCACCAAGTATCCGGCGGTATGGGTGCAGTTCTCCATCGAGAGCCTCAAGCGCGCGGGGATCGGCATGGCCACTCCGGTGCAGGACGATGACGGCAACTGGGGACTGATTCAGGAGTGGATGTTCACCGGCCGGATCACGCTGACTATCGCTGCGCTGTCCTCCAAGGACCGCGACCGACTGGCTGACACGGTGATCTCCTCGCTGGCATTCTCGCGGGCCCCAGACCTGGTGATCCGCAAGCCCGGTCAGGACGCTGCGCAGGGGCGGGGGCTGATCACCGCGATCAACAACAACCCCTATGTGGCGATGACGCTGGATACCGACGAGATCCAGTCGGGTGGACAGACCACCACCGGAGGCACCCCCTGGGCACCCAACATCCTGCTCTACGAGGACAACTACGCCATCGGCTGTCTGGGCCAGTTCAACATCCTGCGCGGCTACGACGGGGTGTTCACGCTCTCGGCGATCAACGCGGTGGGCACGATCAACCCCAACATCCCCTATCACCCTGAGCACTGGCTGGGCAGCGTGCCTCCCGACGAGATCATGTAAAGCCCAATGCCGCCCCCAGAAAGAGTAGAAGGCTGGCTAGGAGGCACAGTGGGTTTGAGGTTGCTCCCCCCTGACTCTGTTGACGTTTCTCTCAACACTATCAAAGGAGGGGTATTGTGAGCACTCCCTTAGACTTTTCGCACTATAACCCACCTGGTGTTTATACCGATGCTCTTCCGGGCCCTCAATTAGCTGTCAATAGCAATATCCCCTATGCGGTGGGGATTATCGGTCAGGCGTCTGGATTTATGAACTATATCCAGACTGTTCAGATCAACCCGGACACCAACGAGACCACCCCATCGCCGACTCAGACGCTGGCCAAGTCCGGGATCAACACCGCCACGCTGACGGTGCAAAACCCCAACTCGCTGGCTCCCTACACGCTCAACACCGACTACACGCTGGATCTGGTGGCGGGCACCTCGGGCACCTCTTCGGCGCAGTACGCGATCAAGCGAGTGATCGGCGGCCACATCAACCCCGGGGATTACATCCAGGTCTCCTATCAGTACACCGACGCCACCTACTACGCTCCGCGCAATTTCTACACCTACACCGACATGGTGAAGGCCTATGGCGAGCCGTTCAACACCGTCACCGGCACGATCTCCTCGGGCATTTCTCTGATGGGTCAGTTCGCCTTTGAGAACGGGGCCTATCTGGTGGTGGCGTGCGCGGTGGAGTCCACCAACGGCCCCGGCAACGCCAGCGTGGGCGACTACACCAACACCTTGGCCCAGCTGACCGACAACCCGCTGGTGGCGGTCGTGGTCACCGACTCCGGAGCGCAGCCGCTGCACCAGTTCGTTCAGCAGCACGTCGATCAGCAGTCCTCCAACCGCCACGAGCGCCGGGCCATCGTGGGCCTGGACGGCACTTCGGTGCCGGTACCTTCTTCTCAGCGCATCATCGACGCACAGGCCATCACCGACCAGCGGGTAATGCTGGTGAGCCCGGCCACCTTCAAGCACTTCTCCCCGGAGCTATCCACCACGGTTACCCTGGGCGGGCAGTACATCGCGGCGTGTCTGGCCGGGATCACCGTGCGCCAGGGCTTTGAGATGCCGCTGACCCGCAAGAGGCTCACGGGCTGGACCGACATTGGCGAGGTGGAGCCCGAGGGCCAAAAGAACCTGGAGTCCGAGAACGGGCTGTGTGTGGTGGAAAAGACCGCCACCGG